CTTGATAAAATAACGAGTGAAACGAGTTGAAATAGCAAAGGAGATTCAAGCAAAGGGGATTGAAAACGGTACCACTAAAACCCCTTGGAAATATATCCCCAAAGGAGAAATAAAATTGCGCTTTGATTTTTTGCCCCCTAACACCATACGCGCGTACGCGCTTTAATACAAGGGGGGGTGGGGGTTCATGCGCGCACGTAGCTGTTAGTATATATACATAAACCACCCCTTTAAAAATTGTTGTACTCAAGGGTTTTTGACTTGACTTTATGCAAATACTTTGCGATATTTCAACTTTAAAAAGTTGTGCAAGAAGACCATCCAGATCAAACACAAAGATTAATAAAGGAAGAGTTGCTTTCTGATATAGATCTCAAGATTAAGGAATTCGTAAAAAGTTCTGAGCTTGATGGTGTAAAGGCTTTAGAAAAGTACAATCCTGAGAAGGCTGCTAAGATACTGTTTCTGAGTGCTAGTGGCAAGACTCAGACTCAGTTAGTGCGTAAGTACGGGTTCAAGAGGGATACCATTGTTAGAGTACTGGCTACTTACGCAGATCATCTAGGTAAGTGGAGAGAGCTTGGTGGTCAGTTAGCTTCGTACTCTTACTTGAATATTAGTTCCTTAGAGGAAGATATGGTGCAGGAGGTACGCTCTAGCATGGAGTCAGGTGAACTTAAGCCTACGTTTAAGGACATTAAGGACATTAGTATAGCTAAGGCTAACTCCGCTAGGGAGGCTTTATTGGCTAGGGGTGAAGCTACGAGTATTAACAGGGAAGAGAAGGTTTATACTGACGAGGATTACAGGGAGCTGATGGAGAAGGCTAAGAACAAGATAAAGGAGTCTCAGGTAATAGATTTAGACGATGAACGGTAAAGGCGACAGAAACAGGACTTCTAACTGGGATGCTTTTTATGATGGGTACAATAGGGTATTCCGTCCTAAGGAGCCTTTTTACAAGGACGTGCAGGAGTACGAAAGTAGATTTAGAGGGGGAAACTTAGATTCGACGAAAGCAGATATGCCTTCGGACGTGGGTGCAAATCCCACTTCCTCCACCATTGAAAGAACGCCCTTTAATGCAGACCCAATTAAACACGATATAAGAAGAGTCCTTTAATGAATAAAAACTTTGAGTTAGTTCATAAATCCTTAGATACCATTACTCCAGATTGGCAGACTGTTTTAGTAGCTACTGTTACGGAAAGTGGTTTCGAGTACGATATTTTTAACAAGATGGAAGAAGATCACTTCCAGGAAAACCTAGCTGTCTTATTGGCCTTAGTTGCTAAGAAGTCCATGCAGGAGTTATCTAAAATAGATTGGATAGATAATTAAGTTTACTGAACATCCTTTACTTGTTCCTCCTACAGCAGAGGAAATTGTTTGGCTGTACGAGAACGACCTTAACCTCCTAAAAGAGCTACACAAGGCTCATGAAAGCAGGATTAAGGCATCTGAGGACGATCCTATTCGTCATGGCTTTAACTTGCCTGGATGGGAGCGTATAAAGGAGGGGTTGCAAGAGTACAACGAGTGCTTAGTCCTTGGTGGCAACAGATCAGGCAAGACTACAGGGTTTGCCAAGATTGTGATGGAAGCAGTGACTGAAAGCAATGATGGTCATTTAGTATGCTTTAGCCAGAACGAGGATACTTCCATTAAGGTGCAGCAAGCAGCTATATGGGAGATGATGCCTAAGGAGTTCAAGAAGAAGACTAAGAGCATTGAGGGGTACATCAATTACAGTATGCAGAACGGGTTCACGGCTAAGAGCTTTATTTTCCCTGATACTCGTACCCGTGTAGATTTCAAGACGTACACCCAGTTTAGCAACAACCAGACTATCCTTGAGGGCTTTGAGTTCGGATTCCCTGATGCTAAGGGCTTGAATATAGGTGCTTGGCTAGATGAGTACCTTGGGGATGCTTCATTGGTAAATACCCTTAGGTTTCGACTAGCTACTAGGGATGCTAAGATGGGTATAGGCTTTACTCCGATTGATGGCTACACTCCCTTTGTGGCAGAGTACCTAAAGGACGTAGAAACGCTACAGACTCGTCATGGTGTGCTAATAGATAGGGAAGTCCCTATTAAGCAGTACAGCCCATCTAGGGACGCATCAGTAGTGTACTTGCACTCAGATGAAAATCCCTTTGGTGGCTACGAGCGTATTGCTAAGGATCTTAGAGGCAGACCAGAGGAAGAGATACTTGTTCGTGCTTACGGGATACCTGTAAAGAGCATGACTTCTTTGCTGCCGTTGTTCAACACTGAGGTGAATGTCTTGAATAATGAGCCGAATAAGTACGGTATGTCCTTCCCTGACATTTCTGACCAGCACAGGTACACTTGTTACCAGGTAGTTGACCCAGCAGGTGCTAGGAATTACGTAGCGATATGGGCAGGAGTAAATGAAAAGGGGGATGTGTACATTCGTAAGGAGTGGCCTGACAGGAATTATTACGGGGAATGGGCGGTGTTTGGAGATCCTAAGTGGCGTTATGGGCCAGCATCGAAAAAGATAGGGTACAACGTACAAGGATATGTTGATCTGTTTGAAGAGATAGAGGAAGATATTGGGATAGAGGTATTCGAGCGTATAGGTGATAGTCGTTACTTTGCTAAAGAAAACTCTGATAACGATGACTTGTTTACCGAGTTCGATGACTGCGGCATGACCTTTATTCCGTCAGATGGGCGTATGGAGGAGATAGGGATTAGCGCGATAGACGAGTGGTTCAGCTACAACCCGAATGTACCGATAGACTCCGCTAATCGCCCCAGGTGCTACATTCACGAGGACTGCGGGAACCTAATAGACTCTTTAATTAACTATAACGCTTCTGGTAAAGCAGATGAGCCGCTAAAGGACTTCTTTGACATTATTCGATATTTGCGAATGGCGAATGGAGGAGATGGTCCAGATCACGTGCTTTCCAGAAGTATGATGACAACTAAAGTAGGATCAGGATATTAATTATGGCTAAAGTAAAACTAACTAAACTGGCAGCTCAGTTCGCCCAAGACTTCGATTCGTTTTTTGAACTAGCCAAGAGCAAGCTATCTGCTGATATGCTTACTGGCAGAGGAAAGAATACTTGGGTAGACGAGGAAGGTCAAAAGATTCTTATTGACTGTATGTACGTCGAGGAGATTGTTCCTAAGCATTACAAAGGCAAGGTCCTAGCAGATGCTCCTAATCCAAGCTATGTGTTCGCGTACATAGATGAAATCAAGATGAAGGTTCCAGTTGTTATTGCCAGGAAGTACAAGGGAAAAATGAAGGGGAAGACAATAACAATTGAGATGATAGAAGATGTCCGAGGACGGAGTTATAGATACGTTGCGTGAGCTAGTTCTTGACCCAGATTTTATAGACGAGCAAGTAGATAGGTTGCTTGCTTGGGAAATCTTTGTAAGGCACATTAAAGGTGAAGATCAACAATTTATGAACCCATCAGAATTGTGTGATAGAATAGGTGTACACAAGTGGTACATTAACCACCTTCTAGAAGACATTAAAAAATCAAAAAGATTTTATGCAAAGTGATTCAGTTTCAGAGTCACTAACCTACGTTAGTGCTGAACCAGATATAGAGTCCCTTCGTTATGCTTACGACCAGTCAGTGGTTGAGCTTGAAGCGTACTTTGATCTGTGCAGAGAAAGTTATGATGAACGCCGTAATTGGTGGCCTGGAAAGAGCAGGGATCTTCGCAAACACGGTGCTGATGCTTTCCCCTGGGAAGGTGCATCTGATATGGAAAGCCATGTTATTGACGAGCGAATTACTAGGCTTGTATCCCTCTTTATGGCTTCTTTGTCTAGGGCTAATATTAGGGCTTTCCCAGTAGAGGTTCAGGACGTAGCTAGAGCTAAAGTAGTTTCTAACTTCCTTAAGTGGATGATTTCATCTGGGTACATTTCTCGTTTTAGCCGTGAAATGGAGCTAGGTGCTAACTACTTGCTAGAGCGTGGATTGCTTATCAGCTACGTTGGATGGCATTCAGAGGACAGGAAGTTCCTTCAGAGGCTAGACTTTAACCAGATAGCCCAAGTAAGCCCTCAGCTGGCAGAGATGATACTTTCTGGGCAGAACGAAGACCAGATGGTAGCTATGCTCCAACGCACCTTTGATGGCGTTACAGTCAAGCGAGCAAAGAAGGCACTAGCTGAATTAGCGGATGTTGGCTCTGCTGAGTTGCCAGTTGTTCGTCGTCAGGTAAATGCCCCAGAGGTAAAGACGTTAGCTCCCGATGGTGACTTTATTTTTCCTCCGTATGTTACAGATCCACAACGTGCGCCTTATTGTTTTTGGAAGACGTACTACACTGCACAGGAACTAGAAAATAAAATAGCTACTGACGGCTGGGACGAGGATTTCGTTGATTTGGTCATAGATAGATACCGTGGTGTAAATATAGACTCTATAGAAAGGGAGCAGGAGGGACGGCGCTCTTTGAGCCTTACTGATAACGCTTACGAGGCTGAAGAGCTGATAGAGATAGTTTACGGGTTTCAACGTCTAGTTGACAAGGAGGACGGCTCCGAAGGGATATACTGCACAGTATTCCACAAGGAGTTCAGTGGCAATGGTGATGTTCCTGGGTTTGCAAAGTTCGAGTTGCTTAATGGCTACGAGGACTACCCAGTAGTAGTTACTAAGCTATCTGAAGACAGCAAGCGACTGTACGACACGATGACTGTCCCAAGTCTACTCAAGGGAATACAGCAACAAGTAAAAATAGAACGCGACAGCCGTATTGACAGGAATAGCCTTGCTACCGTCCCTCCAATTTTGCACCCAGTAGGACAAGCTCCTACAGACTGGGGTCCAGGAAGGTACGTCCCGTATCGTCGTAAGGGCGATATTGATTTTGGACCTACTCCTCCGTACAATCA